CTTTTTTATTGCATGCGAATCCTTGGCGAATTAGCCGGGGGAGCAATCGATGCGCTTGCAAATGGCGCCAAGAACGGAGTCAAGAACGGCAACGGAATAAAAAACGGAATTGATGATGTTGCTGATGCAGGTGTTTTAGCTGCATTAAAAGATGCCGATGCTGGAAAAGCTCTACTTCCAGCGCAACGATTTGATCTCCCTCGTAAATCAAAATCTGGACCTAAAATTAAATCCGCTAAAAAACAGCAGGAAGCTCAAGAGTATTTTGAACGCAATGCTCGTGCACGTTTTGAAGGTCAAAGACCTACAGAAATGTTTATCGACGATGAAGGAACAGCATTTAGAACTGACTTAAAAGGTCGTCGTAAAGATGGAACTGTAGCAATTACTTGGCGTAACCAAGAAAATAAAGCACAACAGAATAGCCAAATAGATGAAAAACGTCTTGCTGCTATTCGAGAGATTCCACGCTCTGATCGTGATTTCTATGTAGATAGATCAGACTACAAAACAGATGCACACCACATTGCAGAATTAGACCGTACTGCGCGTTTGTTTAAAGGTCTAGACGAGCCATCTAAAATAGCTCTTCTCAAATTCTTGCAAAAACGTGGTATTGAGCCTGGTCATACAAATAAAAACCGAGCAGAAATGTCAAAGGCTATGCACAAAGCATTTCACTCTTGGTTTGATAAAACATACGGCTCTCGTCGTTTAAACATTAGTTCTTTGTCGTTGAAGGAGCGTCTTCCTTACATCAAAGAATTTATTAACCAATATCAAGCTGCTAATGAGCAAATGTTTGCTATGAGGCAGCAAGAACTACGCATTAGAAAGCCTTAGAAGGCCCTTGTAATTATCCACCTATACAAACATACCTAACATGCCCGCAAGACGCCGTAGAAGCGCTTCTAAGGGTGTCTCCGTAGCAATACAACTACAGCAAGACTTCAAGCTGTTTCTACAAGCTTTGTGGACTCAGCTTGATCTCCCTTCTCCAACGAGAGCGCAATATGCCATTGCAGACTATTTACAAAATGGTCCGAAACGACTCCAAATTCAAGCCTTCCGTGGTGTCGGTAAGTCTTGGATTACTGGAGCGTTTGTGCTTTGGACTCTATTTAATGACAAAGAAAAGAAGATAATGATTATCTCTGCCTCTAAAGAGAGAGCAGACAACATGTCCATCTTTTTACAAAAACTAATCATTGAAACGCCATGGTTGAGTCATTTGAGGCCTACAAGCGACGACGCGAGATGGAGTCGTATCTCCTTCGACGTGAATTGCTCGCCCCACCAAGCACCATCCGTGAAATCCGTCGGGATTACTGGCCAATTGACTGGCAGCCGCGCCGACCTAATGATCCTTGATGACATCGAAGTTCCTGGTAACTCGATGACAGAACTAATGCGAGAGAAACTCTTGCAATTATGTACAGAAGCCGAATCTATTCTTACGCCTAAAGATGATAGCCGAATTATGTTCCTTGGTACTCCTCAGACCGTCTTTACCGTCTACAGGAAACTCGCAGAACGGAATTATCGCCCTTTCGTGTGGCCAGCACGTTATCCCCGTAAAGCCAGTAATTATGAAGGACTTCTCGCACCCCAACTCCAAGAAGATATTGACGGAGGAGTGGAACCCTGGGACGTAACTGACGACAGATTCGACGATGAAGACCTAATTGAGCGTGAAGCTGCCATGGGCAGGTCGAACTTCATGCTCCAGTTCATGCTCGATACAAGCCTTAGTGATGCAGAAAAATTCCCACTTAAAATGGCTGACCTTATCGTTACTTCCGTTAACCCTGATAAGTGTCCTGAGTCGATCATCTGGTGCTCAGACCCACAGAACGTCATCAAAGATGCGCCAACTGTCGGATTACCTGGAGATTATTTCTACAGTCCAATGCAGCTCCAAGGCGAATGGTTACCTTACGCCGAAACAATCTGCTCAGTTGACCCGTCGGGTAGAGGCTCAGATGAGACAACAGCAGCTTTTATCTCCCAACGAAATGGTTTTCTGTACTTGCATGAGATGCGAGCTTACAGAGATGGATACTCTGACACGACGCTATTGGACATTCTAAAAGGATGTAAAAAGTACAAAGCTTCAACACTCCTTATAGAAAGTAACTTTGGTGATGGCATCGTCGCTGAGCTATTTAAAAAACACATTCAAAATCTAAAAGTCAATATAGGTATTGAAGAGACAAGAGCCAATGTCCGTAAAGAAGACAGAATCATTGATGCTTTGGAACCTGTTCTTAATCAACATCGGTTGGTTGTTGATCGCTCTGTCATTGATTGGGATTACAAGTCAAACCCCGACGAAGCTCCTGAAAAACGACTCATGTACATGCTCTTCTACCAAATGAGCCGTATGTGCCGTGAAAAAGGCGCTGTTAGACATGACGATAGAATTGACTGTCTAGCTCAAGGTATCAAGTACTTCACTGACGCATTTGGTATATCAGCACAGGAAGAAATCAAAGCTCGTAAACGAGAAGAGTGGAATCAAATGCTAGAAGCATTCCTAGAAGACCCACAACAATCAGCTAACCATCTCGTGTTTGGTATGACAGCAGAACAGCAAAGACAAGCTAGAGGTAAAACGTCAGTTGCTAACTGGGTTTAGACCGTCG